GGAATGAATGTCAAAGTACGCGCTTCGTACTTAACGGTCATATCATCTAATTTGTCATATCTGATTTTGGCTTGATAGTATTCCGCTTTAAATCTATCCTTATAATCAGAACTATTCATAAGTTCTACAGTGTCTTGTAATTCCATTGTTTAATCCTCCACCTTAATACATCTGTTTTCTAATTTATGATAGGCATCAAAGTATAATTCTTTTTTGTCTCCATTATAAGTCACTTCAAAATACATACCGTCTGGCAGAGTAGTTGACAAAAGAGCCTTGTTATTCTGAAGTGTCTTGCATACCCACACAACATATACATCATAACCCTGTGGATTTTCTAGATGTTCTTCTGTATATCTTCTTACTTCTTCAGTTGCAATCTTTAGAAATTCGTCATTACCCATTGTTATTCTCCTTGTTGATAGCGTTTTCTGCTACTTCTAAGCCTTTAGTTAAAACAGATGGTACATTGTCTCCGGCTTCTACAAAATTCTCGATGATACTTCTAAGTTCATTAACGATTAAAGACGCTAGAGTGAACCATCCAACATAAGTTGTGATAGTCAAATCAACATTGATTGTCTGACCGATTTCGATAAAAATCGCAGATGCAAGGAATGCAACAAGTACCATTAACCAGTACCCTAACTTTTTCCATACACCCTTAACTCCCTTGGCAGAATTCTCTTTTCCTGTTAATCGAGATTTTCTAATTCCTGTGATGTAATCAATAACGTTAAGTGTGAGGAAACCAACGAATAAGAGCCAATGAGTGCCAAATACTGCACTCAGTACAGCCACAATAGTTCCTCCTAATGCATTGATTGCATCCATGTATTTCAATGATGTGTCATAAAATTTCATATTTTCTTCTCCTTTTAAGCATATGAGTAAATAAATGTGCCACATATATAAGCGGTCGAAACTGTTCCATGCATTGCTGTTAAAGTCCAATGATTCGCGGTTATATCGTTAGTTTTCGGATAGAATCTTAAAGTCAAGTCGGAACTCTGTGTCTGTACAGGAATGAACACATTTTTTTTGGGCGTCTTGTCAGTAGGAAACCCATTCCACATGTACCCCATTGTATTATTCACAATTGTAGCAGTTACTGACCCATCCCAATTTAATTCGCAGAGTCTAAGGGCATCGTTAAATCTGTATTTCAGAGTAATACCACATCCGTTAGTACCGCATGACACCCAATCGGACCATCCAATCCATAAGTGCTGTATCTTCTCATCCTTCTTCACAAGCACCCACGTATCTACTTGATTCTGCGTGTCAAAATCAAACACATAACCATTGAATGACTGTGCTTCAATAGGCATATCTACCTTTAATTTTCCAGTCTCTGCCTTGCATCCAACACCGATTCCTCTACCATCAGCAGAGAAATCAAGTAACTTGAATGATGGCACGATAGCCGAATACGCTGAAACGCCGTCTGTTGTGAAATAGTCCTTTACAAGCACTCTGAACGAGTAGGCATTATCCGTATTGAACTTGCCAGCA